TTGCTTCGGCTTGTTCAAGTGCTTTGTCAATATCAAATCCTCTCAATCTCAAATTGATGTCTTTTTTGATTTGTTCAACCAACCACTCTACGCTACTCTGTTTATTGTTGCTCATTTGTTACCTCCTCAATTTCAGCCAGTTCGACCTCTTCGATTAAATCTACTTCGTCGGCTAACTCAGCCAGCACATCGTAATATAACTGCGTTTCGTGTTTGTAGCCGAGTTTTAAATAATTCTCAAATTGATCTGCGCCGTGGATGCCAGTCGAATGATCCTTGCACAGAAACCCGGCAAGCTTTGACCATTGTATTTTCATCTCATAACGGCCAATGTAAAAAAACAACTGTCGGCCGATCACATAATTTCGCCTACGCTGTGGGCTTACTAATTGCCCTGGTGTTATGTCACACACCCTGCAAACTGCTTTGCATAAACGCGACATGTTGCGAGGCTGTGGCTTTTTCCAATCAATGAGCGGGTTAATTAGTTCGCCCTTCAGTTCGGTAATTTCACGCTCATGCTTTTGTATTAGGGTTTCCAGGTGACGTTCTAAATACGCCACCTTTTGCCTGCACTTTGCGTAAGCGAGTAAGTAGTTAGTTTCCAGTTCCATTTGCTTTGCGCTTAGCCCTCCATGCTTTTTTGTACTCGCTATTTTTTCTTTTTGCCTCGCCTGCTTTCCATAACTCAGCCCTCATTTGCTCCATTTCGTGAGCGTGCTGAATCATGGCCCTAGTTAAATCGTCGCTCGTTTCATGGGCAACCTTAGCCCAGGTCTTGCCAATGTCTTGCACGCTTCTAAGCTCAGCGCGTAGCTCCATAATGGTTAAATTGTAGTCGTGGGCCCTGCGGCTCTCTTCTTTGTACATTCCTTTCAGCCCCTTAATGTGAGCCATTTGCGCTTTGATTGTGCCAATGCTTACGATGGCAGCCAATGCGATGCTGGTGTAAAATATGTAGATCATAGTTTTTTGTTTTTAACGTTGTCAAATTCTAAATATAATGCCCGGGCTGTGCTTGGGCTTTTGCCAAGGCGGTCGCCGATGGCTTGCCAGGTCATGTTAAAATCATCACGAAGCACAGCCACTGCCCAAATCATGGGCACAGTGTTTTTGTAATAGGTTTTTTTGGTCATGTTATTGGCTATCTATAAAGGCTGCGTAATCTCTAGCATCCTTTTCGTTTTCAAAGGTGGCAAGCAATTCGCCTGCATAATATACCCGCCATTTGGATATAAAATTAATCGTCGCCTTCACTACTGTTGCTTTCATACTTATAACCTACATAAGATTTTAACTCGTCTACACCTGATCTGTACAGACCCTCATAATACTTTTGGCCACCGGCTTGCCCTCCAGCTGCGTTATAGGCCTCAATGATCACGTCGGCCTCTTCTTGCAGTCGTTTGTGTAGTTGCTTTAACGCCGCCGCTATTGCATCGCTAGCCCGCAAGTTTTTGCCGTGGCGTTCAATGAATTGGTAATGGCTCTGCAAAGCTTGCAAATCCAAAATAAGCTTTTCTATGGGCGTGTTCATTTGTCGGCCCTCCCTTTGTACATTCTGCGCTGTAGCAGCATCTGCGAAAACTCGTTAAACTCTGGTAGGTACTCATCCCGCTCGAACTTGTAAGGCTGTGCCTCAGGGGTTTCGATTCGGCGCTTACGGTTGCGCTTAATTACGTGGCTGCCGTACATCACCGCAATAGTGACAGGCGTAGCAATGATTAAATAAATGATGTCTAAACTCATAGTGTTTGTATCTTGTGAATGCAAACTAATAACATACAATTCACATATGCAAGAAAAAAACAAAAAACTTTTACAAAAAAGTAAAGCCCCGTATTTCTACGAGGCCCTCTATGATACAGAACACCCAAGCTGTCAAACCTCGGCGCTACAAATCTACGGCATTTCTTCTATAGCCTGATCTATCTGTTTAGCCAGGCGTAAACTTTTTGGCTCGGCCCTTTCCCATCGGGTCAATAATTCGCGGTCGATACCCAGTTTATTACAGATGGCATTTAACGAAGTGCCCTTTTCGATACACTTAATTTTCCAAACTTTAACAATGTTTTCCTTATACATACCACAAATATACAAAAACATTTCGTATTTTTGCCATTATGAAAGTGAAACACATACTGTCAAAAAGCCGCTTGGACCTACTGAGAAAAGCCCCGATCCTGTATAAACATAAATACATAGACGGCACCCTACAAAAGGACGAAGATAGCCCGGCCCTAATTATGGGCAAGGCTGTGCACTGCAGAATTTTAGAGCCGCAAGAGTTTGGCAAACGCTACACCATCGCCCCACAAATTGACCGACGCACAAAAGAAGGCAAAGAACTATGGCACCAGTTTGCCATTCAAACCGAAGGGCTTACCATTTTATCCAAAGATCAAGACAAGCAAATAGAAGCCATGGCAAGGGCCATTTATGACCATCCTGCGGCTGCCTATCTGTTAGCCAAGCCAGGCAAAAGTGAAATCATGGTTAATTGGCAGGACAGAACCCTAGTCGATTGCCGTGGAATCATTGACCGGTTAACTGATGACGGTTTGATAATTGACATTAAAACCACAGACGATGCAAGCCCTAAAGGTTTCGCAAGATCATGCCATAAATATCGCTATCATGTGCAAGCTGCATTCTATTCCGACGGCGTGCCAAATTCTCAAGGCTTTTTCTTTATTGCCGTTGAAAAGTCCGAGCCGCACCTGGTCGGCGTTTATTACATGACGGCAGAAGATATGCAGCGAGGCCGTGAAGAATACCAGCAGGACATTCAAACATTTATCGAGTGCGTGAAGCTGGACGAATGGCCCGGCTACGGCGATACAGTGCAACCTTTAACACTTTTTAACTATGGAAAATAAAACAGAAATCACCCCCTTGTCAAACTTTGATCTCGCCCAACGTGAGGCCAAAGCCCTAAGCGCTTCCGACCTTGTGCCAACACAGTACAAAGGTAACGTTGCTAACACCCTTGTGGCTCTAGAAATTGCCCACAGAATCGGAGCCAGTCCGTTAATGGTTATGCAAAATCTGCACATTATTCACGGCCGCCCTTCCTGGTCTAGCACTTTCGTAATTGCAGCAATAAACGGCTGCGGTAAATTTACCACGCTGCGCTTTGTTGGCGACTTGGCTAAGGGTATTAAAGCCGTCTGTGTAGAAAAGGCCACAGGCGAGCCCGTAGAGGGTCCTATTGTCACCATGGACATGGCCAAGGCTGAAGGGTGGGTGGACAAATCAGGCAGCAAATGGAAAACAATGCCTGAGTTAATGATGCGCTATAGAGCAGCTGCGTTTTTTGGCCGTCTTTATGCACCCGAGATTACCATGGGCATGCACAGCGTTGAAGAAATCGTGGACATTCAGCACGAAGAGCCCAACGCTGTGGCCGAGATAAACAAGATGATTAGCCCAAAGGGTTAACCAAGTCCTTGCTTTCAATAAGCGTATAACTAAAGCGGTTGCCATGCAAGGCGGCCGCTTTTTTTGCGAGCAACATAAACTCGTTGAAATCTGCAACACGTTTGAACACCTGGCAGCCGTGGCTCCAGTCATCAACCCGCGCAGAATCCACCCCAGCTTTGTGGATGTTAATACCAAATACACCCGTTTCTTTTTTGTCTTCTTGGTAGATTCCGTCTTTTGTAAAGTCACGATACACGGTTACAGGCCCGCATTGTTTTAATGCTTCATACTTTCCCTGGTGCAATCCGATGGCATGGCTGCCCCGGTATTGGTTTGGAACCAGGCGAGCAGTGCCGCCGCCGTTGTCGCAAGTTGCTGGCCATTCTTTTACAACCCAACCGCCGCCCTGCTTGTAGGCAACAATAAGCTTGTCGTCAAATGCGTTGGTTACTTTCTTGCCGGTGTCGCTGTTGCGAATCCCGATAATGTTCAAATTAAACTCGCCATTTTCAAAGAAGGCGTAACCCTTGGCGGCCATTGTGGCCTTTAAAATTGCTATATTCATAGGATCAAAGTTAAAATAAATGCTGCAGCGATTACATACGTCACGCGTCTAAGTCTTATATACTTATCGTCACGCAGTTTAATCTCGTTTAAAAGCTTATCCTGTATGCGCCCTTGGGTTTCTATTACTGCGCTGTCTATCTTGCGGTATTCGCGACATAGTGCAAGATTCTCACGAGCCTCTGCGCCCTTAATTAAATAGTAATTACTTGCCGCTAGAGTCGAGCTGTCTGTGCATTGCGATAAGCCGTAGCGTGGTGCCGCAGCTAGTATCGCCAGTAAGAGATATATAAAGCGTGTCATATTTTTGATTGATTACAACCTGGGTATCGTGCAGGGTTTTGTATTTCAGTTTTAATTGATAGATCGTGTCTAGTTCCTTGTCGATTACACGAATAGCCGGACCATGCACGACGCGCTCTATCTTTGGAACGGCGTACTCAACGTACAGAATGCCACCGACAAACAGCAGAACAAACAGCAAAATAGTTAGACTATTCTTCGTCATTCTTTTTGCCGCTGAACTTGTCAACTGATGTGAAACCCAGGGTTAAAATCGTTACCCATTCAACAGCTGCAACAAGTTCCTTACTAGGTGCAATCTCTTGCGGGCTCATGCTGTTGTGTGCCATAGTTCCAAACAGAACGAAAGCGCCAATGATTCCTACAAAGCGCTTGCTACTTAGTTGGCCGTTATCGCCCTTAAAAATCTCTAATAGTTTTTTCATGTTATCTACCTTGGCCGCGATACCTTTTCGCGGGTTTGTTATTCTTAGAATGCACGCCCTTGTTTTTACGCTTGGGCTTGGGTTGCCATGTGGCCGACGCTGTGCTTTTTGCCTTTGCCATTATCTCATGCCATTAAGTTTAAGCATGTTGCTAATGCTTGCCGTGTCCATGTGAATTAACGCAGTGTCTACACCCATAAATAACATGGTGTTTGTCATTGCCTCAGTCTTTGCCTCGGCCTCAACAACTGCCTGTTTAAGTTCCTGTTTTTCCGCCACCTTTTCTTCTACCATTTTCTCGCCCATGTCGTGAGCCTGGGCAGTTGCAACCGATGCCTCTTGTAGATGGCTGCTAATTTTCTCAAGCATCAACTCTACCTCGTCAACTGGAACGGCTTTGGTCTTGGGTTGTGGCACGGCAACAATGGCGATACACAAACAAGCTGCAAAAATCAAAGTATAGTGTTTCATAATTTTCTCATTGTGTTCATTATGCGGATTTCGGTGATGGCAGCAGCCAATGCACTATCGGATTTTTTGAGAGCATACGACAAGCGGTCAATCTTCAAATCAAGTGCATCAATCTTTTGGTTGCTCTTTTCAATCTGCTCTTTATACCCCGACCGAAGGTCAACATACAAATAGCTAACAGCCAAAAGCATACAAAAAGCCACGGCAGCAATCGGATTCTTACGAAATTGATCAAAGGAAACGGGGATAGGTGAGGGGGTTTTTTTAACGGTGCTCATTAGTATGGGAATGGGGGTGTTACAACTTCAAACTCACTTGGTGTTCCGAGAATTGGCGTGAGTGATTCATCAAAAACAATATACCAAAATTGCGGGGTGTTCAATTCTGCAAACTGATAATCAACCCAATTCTGTGTAACATCATCGGGAGCAACAGGAATGCCGTAGTAAGCATCACACAATTCACGGGCGTTGATTGCTTCTTGTTCGGTGGTGTATTGGTAGCCGTTAATAAATGCCATAGTAAGTATTTATGTTTGTATTAATTGCGGTATTATTTGCTGATTGGTCTACTAAATATATAATCATTTCTTGCGTCGATGTTCCCGAAAATTCTGTAACCCTTGCCCCAATTCTGCTAAATGCAGTTACACGCGCTTCGGTTGATGTTGTACTAAATGTATATAAAGAATTATTTACATAGGCATCCGATGTCGTATCGGAATCTTTATTATATCCAGAAATCAAATTGTAATTTGCTGCCAATGTTCCACCAAACCTATATCCGCTTGTCCCAGCGTTAAATTTAGTATTCATAAATAAATTTGTATTGCTATAATGAACAGGGCCAAATGGACTTGCTGAACCTGCAGCCCCACCTGTTATCCATATACCAATAGTTGAAGTTGATGTCTTTTTTTCAAGTTGATAAATGCTAAATTTATCGCCTGTAGCTATGGGTAGTGTGGTTGACAAATCAAGCAAATCATTAGTACCATCAAACAACATACAAGGTTTTGCACTTCCTGTTCCTGTCAAAGTTAAAACACTACCACTACTTACAATTTTTGGCTGATTGGCTGCCGTTGTTTGTACTCCATTTCTTCCATTACCACTTTGGTCGTACCAAGTTGTAACAAAGCCATCTGTGCCACTACAAAATGTAGTTAGTGCCGTTGTGTCAAGATTGCCCAATGCGGTAAATCCAATGTCGCTTTCGGTATTGTCGCTTGACCTACGCACACGAATAGCACTACCCGTGTAGGCAGTTCTTAATTTTCTTAATGAATAAGCAGCCGCAGCGTTAGGGTATGTATCCAATAACCCCACAAAGGATGCAATTTGACTCGCTACAATTCCGTGTGTTGAAAGTATCATGACGCTATATCTCCAAATAAATACCACTCATTCGTATCAATCTTAATCAAGGTCGCACCTGAATACTGAGCATTCAATTTTAACTTTGCCCCGTTGCTACGGATTGTAACGCCACTTGTTGCCACGATTGTAGTTTGACCTGCTCCATACTGAGCCAACAGAATCTGTGTGCCTGTGCTGAATGCTACCGAACTGTTCAAGGGAACAGTCAAGTTGTTTGCCGACCCAACATTCATCTCAACCAATTTATCGGCATCGCTCAAAACCAAAGTATATGATGCGGTTTGGCGGTTGGTAGTTACTAATTTATTTGTCTTAGCATCCAACGCAGTTTGAGTGGCGGTGCTTACGGGTTTATTGGCATCGCTTGTGTTGTCCACATTTCCCAAACCTACCGCAGTTTTGTTAAGCGTTGCAAATGTCTTGTCGCCACGATAGTAATCCGCTGAAGTTGTAGCGGTGATTACGGGTTCAACTGAGATATTGCCCGAACCCAAAACCGATGTAGAATTAACGGTCTTAATATTGGTACCACTTACAAGCGTTGCCTGTTTCGCATCCAACGCAGTTTGTTGCGCTGAGCTCACTGGCTTATTAGCATCACTGGTATTGTCTACATTGTTCAACGCTAAAGAAGTCTTAACCTGTGTTAGCGTGATCTTCTTTGTGGTGGTTGCGCTGGTGTCAACTATGGGTAAAACGTCGGTCGCATTATCAATGGTGACAATGGCCGACAGTTCCGAAATCTTTTGATCTGGCATAGTGCCAAATTTACAAAAGCCCTACCGCCCACTCGTTAACAAATTAAACCTCTGCAATAATGTACCACTGGGCGCCGTCGCTTATAATTGTTTTGCTTCCGTACAAATTATTTATTGTAGTTGCACTCGCCCCGTTGATATTATACGACCCTCCGCTAATGGTTACCACGTGCGGATTGGCTGTCTTAATGAAGTAGTATTTTTTACCCTTGCTCTCGGTTGCGTTCGGTAAGTTCACAGTTACGTTGCCATCGGTGGAATTGCAGATAATTAATTCGTAGCCGTTCGTGATTGTGTGCGTGCCGTTGGTGTAAACCACAGAAGCGTTGTGCTCTTGTATGTGCCAGTCTAATACCTCGGTACTGTCTTTGTACTCGAGCATTACCTCCCAGCGTGTATTCAATGTAGGCTGTGTAGTTGGTGCGCCATCTGCATAGTTTACCAGGTGCTCAACTAGACGATCAGGTATAGCGCTAGTTTCTAAATTTAATTTAGTGATTGCAAACTCGTGATAGTTTAAACGCTCATTAACAATACGCTCGCCGGTTCGTGGGTTCCAGTCCGTATTACCGCCGCCTGTTGCCAGTGTGTAATCAGGTGCAAGCGCAAGCCATTCGCCTTGCCAACTTTCCGAGCGTGGGTAAAATGTGCCGCCGTTAAATAACCATTTAGAAGAATCAAAGCTCAGCGATTTAATTGCAGATAACGTGCCGGCATCATGCCAAGTTCCCTGAATAACAGGCACAAACTTGTTATACATTCCACCAATGCGACGGCCCAAAATTGTGCTAAGTTCGTCATGAATTGCAGAAGCGTAGCCGCTATACCAATCTGTACTTACAACGTAAGTCGTGCCGTTGTTTACGTAGATCGTGCCAAATCCATAGAGCCCCTCGTCGTCGTAATATGCGGGTTTTAATTCTATTAGTTGACTGTTGCCGCTTGCCCCGGTTACGCTTATAGTCTGTTTGGTAGTGTGGGAAAAATCAGGGTTTTCAATAGTGCCCCAAGGCTGAGCTGCTGTAATCGTTCCCCAAAAAGAAACCTGCGTAGTTCCACTAGTAGCCCAGTTATTTGGAGCAACAAACAAACCTTGCTCCGCCTCAATATAATAGTCAACAAATAAACGCGTGTAACCGCTGTTAACTTGTGGCATTACAAAATCCATCACATGCGTATTATAACTGTTGCGCGTATTGGTAACGGTTAATTCCTGGGTAAACCAAAGAGGCGTGGCAACTATATTAAATGAGTTGGTTATTGGGCTGTATTGTGAAATTGTACCGCCCGAGTTTTTAACGTAAATGCGATAGTAGAAAAGATAGCGCTGGTATTTTTTGGCGCTGCTTGTGCTAAGAGCTACATAAGAATCGTCAAACCATTTGCAAAGCATGCGCACTCTTGTCGGCTTGCTTTCTGCTATTGTCTTGTCGACTATTGAAAGCTCTATACTATTTGTGTCGGGTTCAGTACGAACTACAAAAATAGCATTTTGCCTTTCCTCAATTACTTCTATTGCCCTAACTGGTGGCTGATAAGTAATAGTTGGTTTGGCTTCCCATTGCGGCCGCACGTCATTAGCTAAACTAACGGCATGCGCTGTGCTGCCAGTGCTTTGAAAGGTGCCGGCAGTGTTGTAGATACGTGTAGATAAATTGGTTGCGCTATATGCGTCATCAGGCAAAATCCAAAACGCCCCGCTTTCCAAAGTTATGCGGCTGCCATAAATGCTGAGCACTTGCTCTATAGCTTGTTTGCAAGTTAATAGATCTATGTTGGTTGTGGCCTCAAAAGGATCTGTAGTGTCGATAAATTGCACATCGCTAAACGGGTCAAAGCTATTGTAAAAACTAAGCAGGTTAAACTTAGTATTGGCTAGTCCTTTGTTGGATGCCTGGGCTGTGTCGTACATCGTAACCCCATCACGCAAATAAGTGCTCGCCCCAAGGTAGGTCCAGTAATCGTCAAGACCGCAATACTCCAAAGACTTGCGAATAATGTCTAAGCCTGTGGCCAATGAATCAGTAAACCAGTCAGGATCCACATTGAAACCCTCGAGCAAGTTCAGAGAATCCACAGCAACCAAATCAAATACAGGCGCCCCGTTTATGCTTTCGCGTAGATAGTCTGCCTGATCTGCAATTACTCGACCTACATAGTAAAGCGCACTGGCCCTATAAACCACTATTGCAAATTTGCTTTCTTCGTTATTTGCTATGTCGATAAAAGCATTGCGCACAGTATCGTTAGGCATTAGCCAATTTGTGCTTACTCGACTAGGCCTTGCGTAGTTGTTATAATAAGTGTCGCCCTGCCCTTGGCGCTCAATGCTGAAACCATTGCCGGCTAATTTCAACTCAGTACCTCCAGTAGACGAACCGCTTGCGCCATCCCACAACTCAACTCTGTACTCTATATTTTCGATGCTCAGAAATGAGCCGTAGTAGATCCTTGCCATTATCCGCGTTTGCTGTCTTTGTTGTATCGTTCCAAAATAATAGCGAGATCACGCCCCTGGATGGATGTGCTTGCTACAAATCCGCTTTGCTCGTTTGTGTTCAGCATGCCCTTAAGCTTGTCAAGTGGTGCAATTACTTCAGGGTTTGAACTTGCGCCTGGGTATTCACCAACAAGCCCCAATGTCGGACCGCTAACAATACCACCCTCGGCAAATGCTGTAGGCGCTGGTCCTTTTTTAAGCATGCCAGTGATTACCGCAGAACCCGCAACCAATGCAATACCTGCAGCAATCCCTAACTCTGGCCTTTTTAAAATAAACTCTTTGAAAGCTTTAGACGCGGTAGCTGTTGCAATAAGTGCAGAACCAAAGGCCCGCATAAACTTAGCAACAGAACCTAGCAAGGCTTTGCCAAAGTCGTCGAAGCTAGTAATTTGCCCGCTCAGTATTCCGCCAATCATGTCGCCGAATGCTTCTACGCCCTCGGCTGTCATGCTGTTAAAAGCATTATTAATAGCGCCCGCTGCCTCTGTCATTCTCTGTTCGTAGTCGCTCATTATAGCAATCTGCTCGCCAGTGGCTTGCTTTAAGACTGGGGCATATTGTTGCATTGGGCCAGTGACTGCGGCAAAGGCCTCAATAGTTGGAGCGCCTGCACCAAACTGCGGAGCGCCTAATGTACGCGCAGCAGCTTGGTTTGTTTGTGCTTCTGTTAAACCTTCAACCGCCTTGGTCTGTTCTTTTACTGCAGTAGTGGCCTTGCTCACTGGCGTAAGGCTTAAGCCTTGGGCGTTACTCATGGCAATAATAGCGTCAATTTGCGACTGAATTTTAGCCGCGTTTTGTTCTGCTATTGTACCTACATTCTTTTGGCTTTCTATAAACTTTTGTACTTGCGCAGGACTTGCCCCGCTTGCATAGAGTCTATTTATTTCGGCTTGCGTAGAAAGTTGAGCCTGCTGTTTGCCTAGTTCGTATTCCAGCATTTTGGCGCTCAGTTCTTGCAACTTTGCAAACGCGGCTTTTGCTTTTGCCTGCTTATAGATTTCGTTTGTTAAGTTGGTAGTCGCAGTTTTTAACTCTTCGCTGCCAACTTTGTCTAGGCTTTGGTTGGCTAAAAAGTCTGGGTAAATTTTCTGTATTTCGGCTAGCGCATTTTTACGCTCTACCATACTAGCGTTATGGTTATTAACTACGGCCAACAAACCGCTTACGCTTTTGACTTCTTCTTCAAAGTTCTTTTGCGTTTCGCTATTTATTTCGTTAAATAACTTTTGCTGCTCTGCGGCTTTTTTTATTTTGTCCTGGTAGTTGCCAACTGCAACAACTATAGCGGCTAATGCAGTAGCGGCTAATGCCCAAGGCGCTGCAGCCATTGCTAAATTTAATGCCCTTTGTACCCCGGTGGCTGTACCTACTGCAGTAGCGTAAGCTGTTTGCGCTGCCGTTAACACCGTGGTGCGTAAAGCAAGTAAGCCCTGCATTGCTGCGCTTTCTTCTTGCAGCAAATTTTGTATTTCTTGCAACCCAGTCACTAGAGCCATGGCGGCTTGTAGCTTAACCATTGTTTTCTGTAGGTTCTCGCTTTCAACCCCCATCAATGCAGTAGCACCTTCTACTACTTGATAAGCCCCGCCAATGGCTTGGACCGTTCCTATTACCGCATCGAGCCTTCTAGTGTCACTGGCAAAATATCCAACCTCAGCCCGTGCATCTCCAATGCTATCCTTAATTCTACCCGCTTGCTGTATAATTTGATTTGCAACCCCGGCAAACTCAGGACCCAAAGCCCTGGCCTCCATGGCTAGGTTTGTCAACTGCCGAACAGTTCCCGCTGTCGGGTTCTTGGTAGCAATAGACGCAAGGCGATCCTGTATGCTTTTGGCGGTTTCTGCGGCCGCCTCGCTCATCTTCTTGCCGCTCGACTGTACTACACTGACGGCATCGTTAAAACCTTTCTGCAGCTTTTCAATGTCTGCGCCGATAACTATGTTTAAAGACCTTGCCATTATAGTTCGATTTTATACCCGTCCTCTAACAAAATGTAACTGCTATCTTCTAGCAGCATGAAATTCACTGTGATTGGTGCAACGTAAATGTAATTAATTATAAAATCCTGAGAGACTTGGTAAATGCCAGCAAAGCCCGCTTCGTCATCTGTCAAATGTACCTCGCTGTCAATCTCTACAGCCTGGCACAAAGCACCGTTAAAAATATCGGGATATGTTGCAGCTTCAAACGCCGCCCTAACTTGTGCAGCCACATCAATGGCATCGCTGAAAGTCGCACCAAAACTATTAACCTGCACCCTCGCAAAATCTGTACGGCTGTGGCTTGTGTTGGTGGGCGATGCAATAACGCTGACAAGGTTATAACTAATTGCAGGAAATGCAGACTCTTGCGGGATTCGTAACGGGTTTATCCTTGTGCTAACTAACGCCGTGAGCGCTGAGTAATTGCTGAGGATGTTGTAGGCTATTTTAATGGGGGCGCTCATGCTATCGCGTCTGGTGTAAGTTTATCAAAGACATGCGAATATAACTTAACTGCTTCGTGTATTGATATAAACTCGGGCTCCTCCCATGGAAAAGTTAACAAGCGTTTCGGCTCGATGGGTTTTTTTAGGTGTGGTGCCATGGTTGTGGCAACGGCCCAGCGTGTAATTTCCCACTGATTGCGATAAGCTTGCGTCTGCGCCTCACGCATTCCCTCAAGTTTTAAGCGCCAATAACGCGGGGTGCATTTCCAAAATTGCGCCTCAGTCAAACCTAACTCCCCATAACTGATGCGCTCAACTTTACGCCAAGTTAACGGTGCGCTGTCGCCCTTGGCTTTTACTTTCCCTCGGGTTCGTCGGTTGCGAAAAAGTCTGTAACGGCTTGTGTAAAAGCGTCAAGTGCTGGCGATAGTTCGCTAAACTTTGTAATGGCTGCGCCTAGTTTTTGAACAGATGCGAATGGTGTCTTTTCGCCCTGGGCTTCGTAGCCCTCAACAATTCCGTAAAATGCGCAGGCTAGCGCAAAATCCATAGACTTGGCTAGGTCCTTTTGCATGTTTAGATCTGCAAAGGATTCCATTCCTGCAAGCTGCATCACATTGCGCAGCGAATTCATGTTAAACAAAAGGGGGTGCTGAACACCCCCTATTTTAATTTCTGTGCTCATGGCACAAATATAATAGTATTAAGCAACTGTGCCAATAGTCAAAGCGCCAGTACCTTGCAATGTGCCGGTGAAAGTTGCTTTGTCGTTATTGGGTGCGCTCAATGACAAGCTGCTAAAAAATGCGGCGCCAGTTAATTTTTGATCGCCTGTGCTGTTTGTGGTCATTACAACAGTTACAGAAGTGCCAGCCAAAAGGTCGGTTAAAATGTCTTTGAATGATTGCCCGCTAGCGCTTACGCTTGCATCTTCTTCAAAGATACCTTCGACGTTCAACGTGTAGCCATACTCGCCAGCGATAAACTCTTTAGCGCCTGCGCTGTCCTTGTTGGTAACGTCGATCATGTCCTTAGAAATGTCGATAGAGTGAGAAGTCGCGTTAGCGATTTTGGTCAATGTGCCTGCTACATCTTTATAGATGCTTATCAGGGTGCCGTTTACTGGTCCAGTAGTTGCCATGGTTATTTGTATATTAAGTTATTTTTCTTTGCTAGGTCGGCTAGGATTCCATCCACGCCTTTTAAAATTTCTTCGGTTACTGCGTTTGCGTTTTGATCTAGTGCCGGGCGCATGAATGGATGCGGCGTTAAACTGCCTGTATAGCGTCCGTTCTTTTGAATCCTTGGCGCTGTGCCATATTCAAACATAACACCCAGGTAAGCGTTGTAGTATTCACGACGCAAACCAATGAGCGCCTTGTCCAAGTTGGTGCTGTCCTTGCTTGTAATGAATCCAATAGAATCGCGAAGGTCGCCCGTGTTAACGGGTGCCAAAGTGCGGGCTGTGTTAATAATGCGCTGGCTGCTTTGGCGAATAACTTTTTGCAGCTTAGGGGTTTTTATATTTTTACCCATAGCCTGCAAGGAATTAATTACCTCAGCCATTCCAGTTATATTAGTTTCAGCCATTACAGTGTTACCTCAGTTTGTAGTTTCAAATATAAATTGCGCTGTAGGTTGGCAATGTTAACAATGTTGTGCGCTATGCCATTCTCAACAACGCGATGCTTTACGCTTATGTCACCGTTATAACGCACTGTGTAATTAACGATTTGTTTGTGTTCGCGTCTGTCGGCGTTCACGTTTTCGTTACCGCTTTCAGCTTCTACACGCTGCGCCCAGGCGGTTGCGTATTCGGTCCACGTTTGCAGTTTCTCCCCGGTGTTTGCGTCTGTTGTTTCGGTGTAGCTTTGCAAGCTCACCAGCACATCCATTAATCCTGCATTCATTAGATCATGATTTGGATTTTGTACGGGTCCAAAAGGTAATGGAAACCTAAACTCATTTCTGTTTGAATGGTTCCCGTTACAATGGCCTGTCTGTTATCGTAGTATTGAGCCAACAATAAAAGGGCCGCGTGCTTAATAGTTGCAGGAAAAATTGTATCGGGGTCAACCGATGCCGTGCCAACCGGGTTAAACCCTTCTGTGATCTCAACAATGTACTTAATTGTATCGTCAGTTATAGAGCTTGGCGCATCTTCAAAGAAGATATTGCGGCTGTAACTGCCCATCGGATCAGGGGAAACCAACCACGAGGCTGAATCAAATGCAATAACGGCTTGTGAATCGTTTACATAACTTACAGAAACCACAGACAAACACCTTGTGTTTAAGCGCAGATAATTACCGCTCGGTATATTGGTGCCGTTAATGGGGTTTACCATCGCAGGAGAGCCTGTATATGCGTCAAAACCATACTTAGCAGTTCCTTTGCGTATAGAATACCCAAGGTAATTGCTGCAGGCTTCGATTGCCATAGAGATCAGCCCCGAAATATAGGTGTCATCGGATGACGAAGTAACGCGCAAATGGCTCTTAGCATCCGCTAAACTTAGATAGTCGGTTGCAACATTTGCAAAGGCGGTATAACGGCGGCTGATAAACATTTTATTCGGCGTCTAGTTCGGTTTCAGGGTTCACTGGTTTTGCCTTCTTTTTGGTTGGCGTCAATACTGCAATCTCTTCAGCAACTCCAGCTTCTATTAAAAGCATGGCCTGCTTGGTTTCCAAAATTACTTCTTCGCCTACATTGTAAGACAAATTAAATTGGCCTGTAGGGTTTGCTGTAAATCTCACTTTCATATTGGCCCAGGGGCAGTGCAGTCAAGACCACCCCTAGCACTCGGAACTTTTACGCCCCCGAGCGGGCAGGATATTAGGCTACGATGTCCTTACAAACTGCAAAGGCAGCAGGCTGCAACAAGTTGCAATCTAAGTAAGCATTCAATACAACGTTAGTCAAGCCAGCAGTTGCGCCGCTATAAGGGTCAACTGTCAACTCCATACCACCCCAAGAGGCGATTGCCATTTTAGAGAAATCTCCGAAGATCATGGCAGACAATGTGCTGCTAGAACCCTTAGACAAGTTAGAAGGCACCAAAGTTGAAGTAGCAACTGGGTAGCCGTTCAAGTCCATACCACCTGCAGGCCAGATGAAGTTACCTTCAACACCTGAAGTTTGACGTGGAATAGTCTGCAAAGCAGCTTTTACCTTTGGGTTAGTCAAGTAAGCAACACCGTCACCGTTGGCGTTTTCTACGGCTTTCATCAAGTTAACAACATCGGCCCAAACTGGAGCGATACCGTTAGCGTTTGTAGCGTTAGAAGTTGCACCACCTGCAAAAGTAACGTTTACGTTTGCGTTGGCAATAATACCGGTAGGCTCGTTAGATCCACCGCCCTTAATAGCAGCAGTTTCCAAAGATTGGGCCATTGCATTCAACAACCAGTTACGCACGTAAGCGTCAATAGAGTTGCTAGATTGCAACATCAACTGATTAGATACCTGAATGTAAGCAGCCAAACGCTTAGGGCTGAAAGTGATTTTAGAAAACGCAGGGCTCTTTTCAGTAGCAGATCCATTTTCAGTATTCCAACCTGCAGATGGTACAGTGCTAGCAGTAGGCATGTCCAAGTTACCAACCAACCCGCTTAACTGCTGAACACCCAAACCGCGCAAAACAGTCTTAGGCAACAACACGTCGATAATAGAACCAACAGAAGTTTGAACGTTTACACCACCCTCAGAACCGGCAGAACCACCAGTTACAGACATGTCACGTTTGAAAACTTCAGAAGGGATTTTCATAGAGTGAGCGCTAACGCTTACCCCGCTACGCTGGTACTCGCTAGAAGCCAAGGCTGAAAACTCACCCTCAACACCTTCACGACGGCCAGAGATAGCCATGTCAATAGCACGCTTAAAGCTGTACTCTTTAGCCATTTCTGACTTTTCTTTTTCTTCTGAACGGCTAGCAGTGTGGCCAGCGGCTTGGGCTGCAAGGTTTTGCAACTTTTCCAAGGTTTCAACCTCAGCTTTGATCGCACCCAAACGGGCTTCGATTTCGCTCAAACGGTTGGTTTCAGTGTCAGCCATAGAACGCGCTTCGCGCTCGATGGTTGTTTGCAAGGTAGACAATTCGCCGAGCAAACGTCCACGCTCTTCTTTTAGGGCTTTGATTTTATTCATGGTTTTAATTTTGTTTTAAAGGTTTTCGTATCTAAGCAGCGCCAATTTTAAAACATCGGCAGCCGCTTGGCTTCTTTTGGCTTCTTCAATTTCACGCTCTTGATCACGCAAGGCAACAACGCTGCGAGCGTCGGCTTCGGTGTCAGCGTAAGCGGGATAAGTAACCGGGCTAACGTCGTACAGATCCTCGATCATTGTAATAGTGCGCTTGCCCATGCTTCCGTATTTGGTAGATTCGCTCCACTTCTGCTCCTTAATTGTAAAAGCAAAAGAGCTCTGCGTAATGTCGCCGCGCATGAT